GTCACAGGCCAACTGGGCCTGTATCGCTTCGAGACTCAAATGACCCCCGGTAATGGTAAACACACGACATCTGGCCTAGGCTCCAATACACCAGCAAAAGAAGCAATCCGTATAGGTTTTGATTATTTCAAAGGCAACCTAAATCGCATCAGTGCTACCGCCAAATTTTCCGAGCATGAATACCATCTACATGCCGTTGAGTTACATAACTCAGGCCCTAGTACCAAAACCAGCCTTGCCGCCTCGGTAGCCTTCTGTTCTATTTTGATGGGCAAGCCAGTGCAAGAACAAATGGTCGTGCTCGGAGATATGACACTTGGTGGTGTGGTGAATCCGGTCGAAGATCTGGCTGGTAGTTTGCAACTGGCAATGGATAGTGGGGGCAAACGTGTGCTGCTGCCGATGGCATCAGCTTCTGATATCCCAACTGTGCCTGCTGAAATTTTCTCCAAATTCCAAATCAGTTTCTATGCAGATCCGGTGGATGCTGTGTATAAAGCATTAGGTGTTCAATAACGTCTAACTCATCATCAGAAACAAATAATGGGCAAAATGCCCATTATTTGTTTTAAAAATAGGGCGTGAAGATAGAACTACTTAATTCCCAATGGCGTTACTTTTTTTATTTTTTCGCAAAATCAAACGGATTAACCACCTTCTCCCTATTCGCATCCAGAAAATCAGCCCACCACTGCAACATTAGCCTCCTCTCCCCCAGATGCTCTGCCTTATGAATGTAAGCCGCACGCACAGTGTTACGCTCCTGGTGACTCATCTGCCTTTCCACCGCATCTCTCGACCACAATCCTGACTCAATCAGCGAGCTGCAAGCCATCGTCCTGAACCCGTGCCCACACACTTCCGTTTTCGTATCATAGCCCATCACTCGCAAAGCCTTGTTAACCGTATTCTCACTCAGGGGTTTACGCGGATCATGATCACCAACAAAGATCAGCTCTCGATTTCCATTCATGCTTTTGATCTTTTCCAGAATAGCTAAGGCCTGACGCGACAAGGGAACAAGATGTGGAGTCCGCATCTTCGAACCACGCTGAGAATGCTTGACTCCTTCCAGTGGCTCACGCTCACCGGGGATCGTCCACATGGCCGTTTCAAAATCTACTTCTGACCAACGGGCAAATCGCAGCTCGCTTGAACGGATGAAAACCAATAACGTGAGTTCGACAGCCAGTCGGGTTAACGGTCTTCCAGAATAGTGATCGATACGGTGAAGCAATTCAGGTATACGATTGAGTTCCAGAGCAGCACGATGCTGTCTTTTCGCCGTAGCCACCGCACCGGCAATCTCTTGAGCGGGGTTGTAGTCGATTAATCCGCTCTGCACAGCAAAGCGCATAATCGCGGTAGTACGCTGCTGCAAACGAGCAGCGACTTCGAGACGCCCGGATGACTCCACCGCTTTGATGGGTACAAGAAGCTCCCGAGTTTTAAGCTCCGTAATGTTCCGCTTCCCAATGGCAGCAAAGAGATTATCTTCAAGGCTTTTCAATACACGAGCGCTATGCGATGCCGACCATTTTTGATTACTGGCATGCCATTCTCTGGCAACCACTTCAAACGTTATTGCCTCTTGCTCCTGCTCTACCTTAACGGCTTTCTTGTTCTCACTGGGATCGACGCCATGAGCTAACAGCTTACGGGCTTCATCCCGGCGCGCCCTGGCATCCGCCAGCGAAACCTCAGGGTATTTCCCCAGCGCCAGCATCTTCTCTTTGCCACCGAAGCGATAACGTAGCCGCCAGTATTTGGAGCCGTTAGGGTGAACCAGCAAAACCATACCGTCGCCGTCAGTAAGTTTATAGGCTTTTGCTTCAGGCTTAGCCGAACGAACCTTCACATCACTCAGAGCCATGATGAGTATCCTTTCAAGGGTTCTGTGTGGGTACAAACATTATCGAACCGCGATATACCCGCAGTTGTACCCGCATCAGTAAGTTGATGTAGATTGAATCAGGTTGACTTAGGTTGAGTGAAAAAGCGAGGAAAGCCTTGCGGATATTGGATTTCAGGCACAAAAAAAGACGTCCGTTGACGTCTATTGATGTTCCGATGGTGCCGAAGGCCGAACTCGAATCGGCTCTTCATTAACTAACTCTGGCAACGTTTCCATCCAATCGCAATCCATCCAAATAGTCCCCATACCACTGCATCATCTCTTTCCTCCCTTCAAGATACTGCGCATGGTTATAGGTCCCGCGAATCGCGTTCTTGTCCACATGCGCGAGCTGGGTCTCAATCCAAGCAGTGTTGAATCCTTCCTCATGCAAGATTGTGCTCATGGTGTGACGAAAACCATGTCCGGTTGCTCTCTTATCGTAACCAATCCTTTTAATAACCATATTGATGCTGGCTTCGCTCATTGGTTTATTAACATCGTTTCGACCTGCAAAGATAAACTGGTAAGTACCGGTCAATTGCTTTAGTTGCCGAAGTGCTGCTAAGGATTGAGCAGAAAGGGGCACTATGTGGGGTCGCCTCATCTTCATTCTACTTTTCGGTATTTCCCAGATATGGTTTTCGAAGTCGATTTCACTCCATTCTGCCATACGTAATTCGACGGTTCGTAAGCCCGTAAGCATGAGTAGTCGGGTCGCCAGAAGCGTTACTAGACTGCCGGTGTATTGTGAAAGCTTTTGTAAAAACTCGGGTAGCTCAGCAGCAGTAAGAAAGGGATAATGTTGTTTCTCGTACCCCTGTAAAGCACTACCAAGATCAGCCGCAGGGTTGTACTCGGCTCGGCCAGTAACAATAGCGTAACGGAACACTTCGCTACAACGTTGGCGCACTTTACTGGCAAGCTCCGGCGCACCTCGCTTTTCCATACGCTGCAATACAGACAGAAGCTCCAGTGGCTTTATCTCATTAACCGGCTGCGATCCAACAAAGGGAAATACATTGTTTTTGAAGGCCCGGTTAACATAGTCAGCGTAGTTTTTTGACCAGCCAGAAACTTTTGCGTTGTACCACTCAACCGCTATCGCTTCAAAAGTATTCGTAACCGATAGTTTTTGGGCAAGTAGTTCGGCTTTTTTAACTTCACCGGGATCTTTATCATTTGCCAATGTTTTTCTCGCTTCATCGCGCTTAGTGCGGGCTTCCGCAAGTGAGATGTCAGGATAGGTTCCGAACGAGAGTTTTTTCTCTTTACCGGCAAATCGATACTTCATTCGCCAGTACTTTGAACCGTTAGTATTGACCATGAGATAGAGCCCTCCGCCATCAGCGAGTTTATAGGCTTTATCTCTGGGCTTTGCAGTCTCGACCTGACGAGCATTCAGTGGCATTTGGGGGCCTCATTTTCCGTTGAACAGGATAAGCCCCCACTTAGGCCCCCAAACGTTTATTGATTCACGTAGATATGGGTAGACTTCAGTTGACGTCGCATAGCCTGAGAAGAGGGGTTATGGCTGATTATAAAAGGTTTTTATTGAATTCGGTAGACATCAGGAGAGTTATATCTGGTGTCCCCTGCAGGAATCGAACCTGCAACTAGCCCTTAGGAGGGGCTCGTTATATCCATTTAACTAAGGGGACTTTGTCGGTGATTGATTTTGTTTGTTCGCCGATTTGCAGATAGTACCGTCTTTAGTGGTTTAACATCAAGATGTAAGTGCGTTTTTGTTCACATTTAGCTTTCTTGTTTTACGTTAAAACAGGCTTTGTTCACTTGCCAATGCGTACACATTGAGTACAGAATGCTTTATAAATTTGTGTACAGGATATAAAGCATTGGCACTGAGCGACACTAAACTGCGCGGCCTTCACGGTAAGCCATACTCCGGCCCGGCGGAGATCACCGACGGCGACGGCCTGAGCGCGAGGGTTACCCCTACTGGCACAATCTCTTTCCAGTATCGTTACCGCTGGAATGGTAAGCCAGTGCGCCTTACCGTCGGGCGTTATCCATCAACGTCACTCAAAGAAGCCCGCGTGATCGTCGGCGAGATGCGCGCATTGTACATGAAGGGGGTTAACCCCAAAAACTATTTTGCCCGTAGCGACGGTGAACTGACATTAAAAGAATGCCTGGATCAGTGGTGGGATAAGTATGTCGCTGACCTGAAGCCCAACACGCAGACCCTGTACAAATCAGTTGTGTACAACACGATGTACACACAGTTCGAGGACGCGCCTATAGCCAATATTCCGGTTTCGGCCTGGGTACGCTTTTTTGATAAACAAGAAAGTCTCAACAAGAAAAAGGCTCGTGTGCTTCTCCTGCAGCTGCGTTCCGTCGTTAACTGGTGTATCAGTCGCCAGCTAATTCCATCCTGCGAATTGCTCAAACTCAGCGTAAAGAATATCGGTAAAAAACCGGATGAAGGTAGTCGCGTGCTTACTTATACGGAGCTGGCAAAGGTATGGCTCGCGCTGGAGAACTCGAAAATAGTTTCATCCAACAAGGTGCTGCACCAGCTGCTGTTGCTATGGGGTGCCCGGCTTTCTGAGCTGCGCCTCGCGACGGCCAGCGAATTTAATATGGAAGACCTGATCTGGACGACACCAAAAGAGCATTCAAAGATGGGGAATATTATCCGTCGCCCGGTCTTCGACCAGGCAAAACCCTATATCGAAAGGCTGCTTAATGCGGGGCATGATGTGTTATTCCCCGGGCAGGAATTGGATAAAGCAATCGACCGTTCGTCGGCGAATTTGTACATGAAAAAGCTTAGGGGAAAGATTGATATACCGGAGTGGCGAACGCACGACTTCCGGCGCTCACTGGTAACGAATTTATCTGGGGAAGGAGTTATGCCCCACGTCACCGAAAAGATGCTAGGGCATGAACTGGGAGGAGTGATGGCGGTGTATAACAAACACGATTGGCTGCCAGAGCAGAAAGAGGCGTACGAACTGTATGCTGATAAGATTTTCTGGCATGTTAAACAGCTCGGTTAACACCTCCCTCGTTAATCCATTTTTCAACAGCCTGGCGACTGTAGCGCGACGGATGTGTAAGCACCGGTTCAGGAAAACCGTGTTTTTTGCGCAGGTTGTACAGGGCGGTTCGTTTTTTCTGCAGTAACTCAGAGACTTCATTCTCGGTCATAAAGTCAGTAATCATAGTACGCCTCTCTTTTTCATGGCATCGAGCAGGATGTCCTGCACTGTTCGTTTTGAGTTGCGCCGCTCCATCACCATTTCGTCCATAGTGCCGGCAGCGATAATGTGGTGAATGAACACCGGGCGGTTGTGTCCGGCCTGAATCTGCCGGGTTGGCCCGATGCGTTCGATAATTTGCTGGTACTGTTCCAGATCCCACCAGTGCGAGAAAAACACCAGTATGTTGCCGCCGTCCTGCATGTTCAGGCCGTGGCCTGCGCTTGCCGGGTGCGCGAACAGGACCGGTATCTTTCCGGCGTTCCAGTCGCGCAGCGTCTGTGGGTCCTGGTCAAGGTGACGACCGCGAGGAAATGCTTTAAGTAGGCGCTCAAGGTCGTGTTTCCAGTGATAGGCCACCAGAACCGGTGCGCCAGCTGCTTCTGTGAGAATGCTGTCCAGCGCCTGCAGCTTCGCGTCGTGCAATTCGGACCAGCTTCCGGCTTCGTCGGTGTACACCGCGCCGCTGGCGATTTGCAGACACTTCACCGTTTTTGCCGCGGCGTTCGGCGCTTCAATGCCTTCGCCGTTCAGCTCGAGGAACATTTCCTTTTCCATTTCACGATACTGCTGGCGTGCCTTCGGCGGCATATCCACGCGGATCACGTTATGGATGGGCTCTTTGATATCAAACCAGTCGGCGGCGTCCAGGGAGATAGTGACGTCGGCCAGTGCTCGTTGTATTTCGTCCTGTGAATGGGCGAACGGCTCCAGCTTCGTCCAGCTCTGCCCCGGAAACTGTATTGAGTTGAACCAGCGGGAAGTAAACGCGCCGTAAGTACGCCCGAGGCGCTGTCCTTGGTCTACAAACCACGCCTGCCCCCACAAATCCACCAGGCCGTTCGGCGCTGGCGTACCGGTGAGATTCATCCAGCGCCGGATGTGCTTATGCGCCACTTTGCCCAGCGCTGCCGCACGCTTACCACCGCCACGCAACCGGAAGGATTTCAGCCGGGTGCTTTCGTCGGGGATAACGGTACCGAACGGCCAGCGGTTGCCCAGCTCTTCCACCAGCCAGACCAGATTGTCGTAGTTGATGGTAAACACGCTGGCGTTGCTGTTCGCCAGCGCCGCCGCGCGCGCTTTGGCATTACCAACAATCGGCTGCACCTCGATATTGCGCAAATGCCCCCATTTAACCGCTTCATCCGGCCATGTGCTGGCCGCCACGCGCAGCGGCGCGAGGACCAGTGCAGGCTGTGTCTCCGCGCCCACCATGAAGAGATCTTCCAGCGCGGTGAGCGTCGCCACGGTTTTACCCATACCCATACCCGCCCAGATGTTGCAGCGTAAAGTGTCGATTTCGTGGTTGATGATGAGGTCTTGATACGGGCGGGGGGTAAAGATTTTAGAAGGGGAGTTAACTGACACGTTTTTCCTCCCAGTGTAGCCTGTCGCCGCTATGTCCTGTATACCGCCCGGTCTGCCCTTTGGCTGTAAATTCCAGTGCGCCAGCGGTAAAGAGCATCACGATAGCGCCATCATACGGGCCGCCAATCAGGCGGAATTTACTGCGTCGTTGGACTTTTCGCATAATATCCCCTCCAGATTTTTGCTATCCAGTACCACCACGGTAAACCCCAGCGCGCGAAGTCGTTCGTGCTCGCGCAGCTGGTCGGCGCGTGGTGGTTTGCCGGGGGCTTTGCATTCAACGAAAACGAGACGGCCACCAGGTAGCAGGACAATGCGATCCGGTACCGAGCGGCGACCGGGTGAGACGAACTTATAAGCTCGCCCCCCAGCTTTCTTAACTTCTTTAATGAGGTGCTTTTCGACAGGGTTTTCACGTTCGTAGGCCATAACGTTATCTCCCGTCGAAGCGGCCGTAGCCTTTGACCATGCAATGACCGTTGATGTATACAGCGGTGGTGTTCAGCTCTTTGGCAATGCGAACCTCACAATCTTCGCGGTCGTGCTCACCAGCAAAACAAACCAGCAGAGCAAACAGCGAAATTCCGCCAATCCAGAGAAGAACGCGGATTATTGTTTTCACTCGTCCACCGCCTTACGCTTTTCGCGCATGTTCTGCATCAGGCAAAAATCAGACCGGTGTTCGCTCCAGTCCTGATTCAGTTCGTTACGTGATTCGCGGTTGGCTTTGGCCCAGACCTTCGCCGCCCGGTCATACTCGCCGGACTGCTCAAGGCGCAAAGCCTCCCGCGCAGTCCGGTAATAAAGCGGACTGTCCCGATATTTAAATGACATAGGGATTACCTCAGTTGATGACGCCGACAACCTCAGGGTCGGTAGCCATATCGCTGTTAACCAGACGGAAGCGAACCAGAACTGCGCCCTGATCACCCCAGTCTCTGCGCAGATTGCGCCAGGACGGTTGTTTATCGCCGCAGCATTCCAGAATGGCAGCGCTGTCTATATCGAACCGCGCACGGCTATCCATCACCATAAAAATGAATTTCATGCGGTAACTTCCTCATTTGAGGTGGCTTTACCGTTGAATTTGGTGCCGCAGAACGGGCAGTAATTGATTGCGATTTTCGTGTCAGCGTTTGTTAAGCGCTGCTCCGGATCGCCGTTTTTCTTCCGCTTGCGATACCGTACGTTGAACGGCAGCATTACCGCACAGTAGTCGCCTTCTTCGAGTACCCAAACGCGATTACCAAAATCACACTCGTCCATCGAATGAACCGAGTCGCCCAGCACCTCTTTTACGCGCGCTTCCATGCGTTCTTTCACTTCTGAAAAGCAGTTACAGGCCATAGTTATTAGTCCTTACGGTAGTGGTACGCCTCAAAGCCGCCAGCGTTCAGCGGGATATCGGGCGCCCATTCGGGGTTAGTGGAGAGCAGCGCGGAGAGCGCTTTGTCGTTGAAATCGTCTGTGTCCGGCGCTTCGGTGATCACCTCATCGTGCACCGTCAACACAATGCTGTAACCGGCATCCTCGATCAGCGGCATGTTTCCGGCCAGAACGTCGCGGGCAGCCGCCTGAGTGACGTTTTCCACCAGCTTTCCGCCGTAGGTTTTGAGCCGCTGCCATTTGCGTGAGTAGGAGTTAACGCCCTGATAGGTGATATTTCCTTTCTCGATTGACGGGGACGGGTAGCACAGCGCGCGCCCGGACGGCAGCTGGATGCGCAGCCATGCGCCATCGCGGCGGATTTTCAGATAACCGCAGTACAGCGTTTTTTGCGGTGTGGCTATTGCGGCGCGGACGGTGCGCTCGAGCTCGTACCAGAAATCGCATGTTGCCGGGTGAGCTCTGCGCCACAGGCGTTTAAGCGAGTCGCAGGCGATGAATACACGTTCTGACAGGCCGTAGGTCGATTTACGTTTTACCGATTCGTCGTACCAGCTTTTCGCCTCGCGGATAACATCGCGGGGAATGTTCGGCAACGCGGCGTTTGCCAGCTCGTCGAGGTCGAGACCGTAAACCAGCGCGAAGGTCAGGAACGCTGCAACGCCACCGCCGAAGCCGAGGCCCAGCTCCATCACCTTGCCGATCTGACGCTGGTATTTGTCGACATCATCCGGCGAGATGTTGAAGGCGCGGGCGTAGGCCAGTTTGTAGAGGTCCGGCCCCCGACGTTTAAAGTCCTTCGCAGCGGCATCCCATATTGGTGCACCGTTCTGATCCAGAATCAGCGTGTCATAATCCCGGAACGCGTCCAGTTTCCACTGTTCCCCAGCCAGCCAGGCCAGCTTGCGGCCTTCGATATTCGACAGGTCGCTAACCACCAGCTTTTTGCCTGCGGGGGCCATGATGCAGCCGCGCAGCGCCGAGCTGGTCAGCTCCATGATGTTATCGAACAGCAGATCGGCGCATCCGGCTTTCAGCGCCTCGATGCCCTCGTCTATCTGGTCCTGCTCAAGAGAGGGGCGGGGCAGGTTCTGGGGTTGGAATAATCGCCCGGCCCAGCGTCCGGTTCGCGATGCGCCGCAGAACTGCAGCGTGCCGCGCAGACGACCGTCACTGCTGACGCCCTTCATCAGCGATTTGTACTTACTGGTGCTGGTGGTGCTGGCCTGCAGGCGGATAGCCAGCAGCTCTTTCACCGCAGACGGCAAATCAGGATCCGCCATACGGCGCTCCAGCGTGCTGCGCTGCATGTCTGGCAGCTCCACACCGTACGATTCAACAATGTGCTTAATCAACGCATCGCGCTGCGTGGCCGCCTGCACTTCGCCGTCGGTCATCACCTGCGTGCGTTTCGCCAGGCGTTTTTGCTCGAGGTCTACTGCCTCGATCGCCGCCTGCGCGAGCTGCACATCCATGCAGACGCCGCGGTCGTTGATCTTCTGGTCGCGATGCCAGAGCGCCAGCTCTGCCCCCTTATAATTCCACTTCGGCAGGCGCTTATGCACTTCGCGCATAGCCTCGATATCCAGTCCGGCGTAAGCAACAAAGCGCCGCCATTCTTCCGGGTGGGTTTTGCTGGTGGCCCGGCGCAGTTTGCTGTTCTTCGGACGTGGCTTACAGAACAGCTGGATAAGCGCTTTACCTTCTTTGTCCTTCGCCTTGTCCTGCGGGACGCCCAGAACCTCGCAGAGCGCACCCAGCGCGCCGGGGAGGCCGTGCGCCAGCGCCTGCACCATCGTGTCGCGCCATTGTGCTACATCGGGGACCAGTTCCGGATGGTCATGCCGCATAACTGTACGGTCGAAATGTGAGTTATGCGCCCATACCTCAATCGCCGGATCGCCCAGAGCCTGATACAACATCGGCGGCATGACAGTGCCCGCCGTTAAATCCCAAACTCTGACGGGGCCATCGTCAATAGCCCAGGCCATCAGCATTACCTCAACCTTTTCAGCATAGGCATGGGTGCCGTTGTTAATAGGCACCTCGCTGAAGGTTTCGAGGTCAATCCATAATTTTTCCATACTCAATCCTCGCGGGTGCTTTGCGAAAAGGGATGCTCTTTGCAAAACACCCGGCGCATGGCCGGGTGGGGGAAGGGTTAAACCAGATCGGAGGCGTCTGCACCTTCGCTGATATCGTCGAAGTCATCCGGCGCGGCCACACCGCCGCCAGCGAACGCATCACCATCGCGCAGGAACTGGACGCCACCCAGCGATGCGTTAACGCGTTTGCCGAAGTTGTTGTCCTGCGCCCAGATGTCGATTACCGCGTTGACGTAGCAACCCGCATAAGGACGCCCGTCGGCCTGGATTAGCGGGGAACGGTCGCGATCGATAACTGCCGGGCGTGCTTTGTTGGCAGCGTTCAGGAAGAAGTTGCCCGGGAAGCCTTCGTATTCGGCTTTCTCGTCACCATCATGCAGGCAGAGGTTGAGCTTTTTCTCCAGCTGGCTGTAAATGGTTTCCCACTTCTCACCCCATTTTTCCTTCGCTACCTGCTTCAGCGCTTTGCGGACTTCGTCCAGTTGCGGATGTTTCGGATCCATCAGGAAAACAGCAGAGAAGCGCGGGTCGCCTTCGCCGTTCACGGTTTTTGCTTCGAACAGAGCAGGGAAAGCCAGACGGACGTTGTTCAGTTTAATTTTCATGGAGTCGTTCCTTTATCAGATGAGGTCTGCGGCGAGCGCGTCGTCGGACACGTCGTCGAAATCGTTAACAGGGTTGATGGTGAGCGCGGGGCGCGGGTCAGATTCGGCGGCGACGGTGGGCTTACCGTCAGCGCGGGTTATCAGCGCTTCGACTTTCGTCCAGCGGCGAGGGTTGGCCTTCTTGATGAGCTTCTCGGCTTTTGTCGGGCTGATGAGCTTCATGTCGAAGACTTCCTCGTTTTTATAGCGGAACTGGTCTTTCAGCAGCGCGCGGGCGGCTTCTTCATCACTCCAGGCGCGGTTACCCTGTTTGCCGGTAACCAGCTTAAAGCCCGGTACCGGATGCCCGGCGTTCAGTTCACTGTTCACCCGGTCGCAGACCGCTTTGCAAAAAGACTCAATCAGGCCAACCTGGCTGTAAATATCAGCCAGCTGTTCGGCAGTCAGCAGCGGCACGCGTTTAACGGCCTCTACGAGTTGCTCGCCCACCGGCTGGGTCAAGTCGACAAAATCGTCTTTCACATCGTTAAGTCTGGCCTGCGCCTCAGCGGTACACAGACCGCCTTTTGCCTTACAGAACCGGCACTGTTTTTCGCCGGGGGTGAAGTTTTCCAGCGGCAGGGTTTCGACGCCTTCGCAGTCGGCGATGTTGAACATCACGATCACACTGGCTGCCGCTTCCTGCGCACGCTCGCCGAACGCCTGGAGCTCTTCCACCGTCAGAGCCCACTCTGAAACGTGGTTAAGCCGCGGCTGGTGGATGAACAGGCGCACCGTCTCGAAGTCGTACAGCATGCTGAACTGTTCGAGCGCGCCCAGGGCATACAGCTGCAGCTGCTCGTTATGCTCGGCATCGACGCGCACACCCTTACCGTATTTCAGGTCGTGGATCTGCAGCTCGTTGCCCGCGATGATTACGCCGTCGGCGGTACCGAATGACTCGTCTACGCCCACGATGTGGGAGAAGTCGACACGCTGCTCGACCAGCAGCTCATTGCCCTGCGACAGCGCCCAGACGGTGTCGACGTAACGGCCAACGGCTTCGACCATTTCCTCATCTACCTGTGGGCCGGAAGTATCATCCGGGTGCTCAGCAAGAGGAAAGGAGCCGAGGAACATCGCGACGTTGCAACCTGCATAGTGCTCCGGGTGATTCTGGCGGTTGCGCAGCACCTTTTCGGCAAGCGCATGCGCTGCGGTACCTTCTTCTGCGAATGAGGAGCTTTTATCCGGTTGCGTGGCCTCCAGCGCCAGACTACCGGGGCAGCGCATCCACCGATGCGCTGAAGACGGTGAAAGTCGTGCATGAACGTCTGGCATAATTAACCCTCCAGCGCTTTTTCAGCCTGAGCGATCACGTCTGCGAGGTTCTCGTCAGCAACTTCGCCTAGTTTTTTGGCACCCTGTTTTTCCAGAATCGCCACCGCTTCGGCACGGTAACCACCTTTCGCCAGCTGGAGGATCAACCCTTCGGCCTTTTTACGCAGCGCCGCAAAATCGGTCTGTTCGCCAGTATCTTCCCCTGCATCACCACCTGTTTCAGTACCACCTTTTGCCGCGTTTTTACGCGCGAAATCTTCCTGCAGCTGGAGGTACTCAACTTTAGTGATCTCGATATGGCCCTTTTTAAGCAGTTCGTTCAGCTTGCGTAAGGTGTGAAGCTCGCTGGCGGCGGAGCCATCAACGTTCTTGCAGTAGAACGGTCCGGTGCGTTCTTCATCCTTACCGCTGGTTTTTGGCTTCACTTCATGGCGGCCGTCGGCTGGTGCGTCCAGTAAACGCTCGGCAAAGTCACGGCGTGCCGCGATGGTCGGTAAATCGTCCCAGAAGCGCAGAATGTTACGCGACAGGTCGAGTAATGCTGGCTTGTTAAGATGGCCTGCGCGTTTAACGCCCTGCAGGGCGCTGTCCAGAGCGTCGATCTGCACAACGCGCTTATCGCCTTCAGCGTCGCGATAATCAACAACGCGCTGCAGCATATCGGTACTGAGCTCCTGCGGTGACGGGTAGAATGCAGCCAGGGCGATAATGTCGCTGAATGTCAGATCATCCAGAGTAGGCGAACCGCCTCCGGTCTCCGGTACCGTTTCGCGGTATTCCTGCACCTGCGCCACGGTGTCCGGGCGAAGAGCGACGCCAGAGGCTAGGGCAGTGATAAGGCGTTCCAGGAGTTCGTTGTTACGGGTTACCAGCTGGTTATTAAGTTCCAGATTTGTTTCTAAGCTCATACTGCGGTCCTCGCTACAAGGAGAATGAAGGTAATAGCCAGGCCGAACGCAGTAGCGAGGGCCAGACCGGTAATAATGTCGAAATGTTTGCGGCGATAATGGAGCACGTCGCGCCCCGTCAGCCGGTGGAGGTGTTCAGGTTTCATCGGTAGTGCTCCTTTTCATGTCGGGGAGCGCACTGCACTGAATGCGCTTTCAGGCATAAAAAAGCCCGTCATGGGAGGCGGGCAAAGACTACACACAGCAGTGGATGATTCAGTAACCGAGCCAGACCAGAACTGCCTGAGCGTCATAGGACTGCGTATCGCCCATTTCAGCCAGGAATTCGGCTTCACTAGCACCGTGACGACGAACTTCAATAAGCGCACGGCCTTTAGTGATGGTTTCACCTTCGGCGGATTCGTAATAAGTCATGTTCATTGTCCTTTCAGTGGATTAGTAAAAGGCCCGAAGCCTTTGATTAATTCACTGCACGCTCCATCATCGGGGCGTTTCAACTTGCGTGACTTATCAGCTCGTCGCAGTGTGGTCCTCTACGCTTACCGTACGCATACGGACTCGGCGCTTACCTCGATCCCATCGGGTGCCATTTCGTTTTGCCAGGAGCACAGCGGCTTACCTGTCACGCGGTTCTGTTTGTTAAAGAGCGATTACTTCTTGGGATTAAATCTACAATTTGAGTTGTATTGTGTAAACCACAAATGTGGTATTTGTGGGCGCAAAAATACCACGTTATTGATATTTAAATGAATTTAGTTTGTAAGATTTTACAAGATATGTGTGAGGAGGGCAGCGGAACCCTCCAGCGGAGGCGGGGTTTTAGCGTTTACGGCGGTAAATGCGGTGCTCGATCATGACACCGATGATCTGTAACTTCATGTCAGCACTGCGCAAAACAGGATAGTCTGGGTTAAGCGGAACCAATTCGAAGTCATCAACACCTATTCCCAACGGGCGATATTTTTTGAATGTGGCTTCATGGCCGCCGTTCTTTGCAACCACGAATTCTCCAGGGGTAGGGCACAGATCCGGGTCGATAATTACGATATCGCCTTCTTTAAACTCCGGCTGCATGCTGTCGCCATCGATGCGAAGAGCGAAGCACGTTTCCGGTACGTCTGCATCAGCCAGAACATATTCAAAATCTCCTGTCAGGTCAGTAACGTCTCTTGCTTCAGTGAGACAACCCGCTTGTACGTAACTCAAAACAGGGATTCTTCTGGTGCTGATTTCAGCGAGCGGCATTATGTTTTTACCGTTTAATAGCCAGTCCGGGCTGCATTTCAGCGCCTTAGCCAGATCGAGAAGGTTACGCGGCTTTCGGGTGCGTCCGCTTTCTATAGACTCAATTGATTGCTGGCTAACTCCCGCAGAGTTTGCGACTTCTGTTTGTGTCATTCCAAGTTCGAGACGGCGGGCTTTGAAGCGTGCTGCGAGAGACATTTTTAATACCTTGTAAGAGTTGAAATAATGACCTCCTATTATTAAATACAATTTTTGTTGTATTTGACAAACATGATTGGTTGTTGCTAAATACCACTAAAATTGTATGAGGTGATAACTATGACTCTGGCTACCCGATTAAAAGAGCGACGTAAAGAGCTCAAAATGACGCAGGTCACGCTGGCTGAGCTAACAGGGGTTAGTCAGCAGGCTATCAACAGGATCGAAAGCGGTGTTATCTCACGCCCACGTTACCTTCTTGAAATCTCCGTTGCGCTTGATTGCGACCCAAACTGGCTGCTGCACGGCTCACAAAACGATAAAAAGGCGTAACCCATGCCAGAGAAAAAGATCTGGGGGGCGACGCCTGACGAATGGTTCCATTTCGATCTGGTGCTGGGGCGAACCGACCAGCTGCTGCCGGTCGTATGCAACCCGGGCGCGACCATATCCCCGAATAGTAAACTCAAAATGCTTGGCAAAACGCCAAGCCTGTATAACCGCGACCGACTGGCCACCGGGATCAAGGACTGGACCGAGCATGTCGTAACTGAGCGTGACTTTGCCCGCTGGTCGAACGAACCGGATTACGGCATCTGCGTGCGTACAGGTCATGGCTGGCTGGCGCTGGACTGTGACAGCGAAGACGAAGACATCCAGGCCGATATTCGCAAAACGCTGGTGCAGCTGCTTGGCGAGCTGCCGCCGCGTCGCTGGCGCGCCAACAGCAACAAATGCCTGTACCTGCTGGCTGTAGAGGGTGATTTCCGTAAGCGCATCCACCGTCTGGCGGGCGATATGGGGATTATCGAGCTGCTGGCGAACGGGCAACAGTTCGTTGCCTGCGGTACGCACAGCAGCGGCTCACGTATTGAATGGGACGGTGGGCTGCCGGATGAACCTCCGGCCGTTACTGCTGACCAGCTCGAAACGTTGTGGCAGCGTCTGGCGGAACAGCTCCCTGTGTCCGTCACCACCGAAGCGGGCAGCACGAAGATGCGCGACCGCTCAACCTTCACGCCCGGCGCGACGGATGAGACGGCGGAATACCTCGACGCCAATGGCTGGACGCTGCTGGACGGCGCGAACGGTGAGCGGTATATCCGCTGCCCGTTCGAAGATGGCCACAGTACCGGCGGCGACCCGACCAGTACGGTTTACTTCCCGGGCGGTACCGCGGGCTTTGAGCAGGGGCATTTCAAGTGCCTGCACGCCAGCTGCGCTCACCGTGACGACGGCGATTTCCTTAATGCCATCGGGATCCGCAACGACGATTTCGAAGATCTTACCAGCACCGAAATGGCCGAGCCGTTACCGCTTCCGGCGTTCGAGCGCGATAAGTGGGGCCGCATCGAGGCCACTATCAGCAACGCGGCCAAAGCCGTTGTGCGTCCTGACTTCGTGAATATCGACATTCGCTTTGACCAGTTCCGTGACGAAATCATGTTCGCCCCGGCAGGCTCCGGCCAGTGGCAGGCGTTCACCGATGCGGACTATGCGCGCCTGCGCATCACGATGGAAAAGCGCGGCTTTAAACCTGTGGGGCGCGAGCTCATTCGCGATGTGGTGCTGCTGGCCGCTGACGAACAGCCTTTCGACTCGGCGACCACCTGGCTGAACGGGCTGGAGTGGGACGGCGTGCCGCGCATCGAAACTTTCTACCATACGCACTTCGGTACCGCCGACACGCCATACACCCGCGCGGTGTCTATGTACATGTGGACCGCGCTGGCGGGCAGGGTGCTGGAACCCGGCGTTAAAGCCGATATGGTGCCTATCCTCGTTGGCCCGCAGGGCTGCGGTAAATCCTCCGGCGTGGAAGCGCTGAGCCCCGACCCGGCATTCTTCACCGAGATCTCCTTCGCTGAGAAAGACGACGACCTCGCACGCAAGATGCGCGGGCGTCTGGTGGCGGAGATTGGCGAGCTGCGCGGCCTCAATACCAAAGAGCTCGAATCCATCAAAGCATTCGTGACGCGCACGCATGAGAACTGGATCCCTAAATATCGCGAGTTCGCCACCCAGTTCCCGCGTCGCCTGGTGTTCGTCGGTACCACCAACGAAGACGAATTTCTCGCTGATAAGACCGGGAACCGCCGGTGGCTGCCCGTTGAGGTGTCGAAAGTCGACGTGAAAGCGATAAAAACCGACCTCTTTTTGCTGTGGGCGGAAGCCCGCGAGACGTTTAAGCGCCTTGGCGGCATCCAGTTCCGCGATGCTGAGCGGCTCGGTGCAAGTGTCCATGAGCAGTACACCATTAAGGATGCGTGGCTCGAAACGGTTGAGAAATGGCTCGACACGCCTGACCTGATGACTAACGACATTCCGCGAAACTGCGAATTTTTACGCGCTAGCGACGTTCTGCGCGATGCGATTGGCTTGAATCCTGAGAAGGTATCAAGGCGCGAACAGATGCGAATTAGCGGAGTTTTGCAAAATTGCGGTTATAAGGCCAGCCGCGAAACCATTAATGGTAAGCAACAACGAGTTTTTGTTAAGCAATAGACAACCTGTAGACAACCTTTAGCGATAGGTTGTCTACAAAAAACTTATTGATTTTTAAGGGTAAAAACAACCTAGACAACCTAGACAACCTTTTTACTAAAAACCCCATATATATATATAAGTCGATTTGGGGAAAGGTTTAGAAATGGTTGTCTAGGTTGTCACAGGTTGTCTACCTCTGAAATTGAAAATTATTGCGGGTAGCGATATGCAAACACGATTTGATTCCACCACGGCGATTAACGAGTGCCAGAAGCTCAATAAAATCGCTCTCTATGCTCGCGCGTGCGCGCGTTTTGCGAGGTGACCTATGCCAGTCGTCGCAACGTTCAAAACGGACTGGTTCCGGGTGATTAACGACATCACACGCAGTGGCATTCCCCTGCAGGAGATTGCCAGAGAGCTCGACGTGTCGAAGTCTGCTATCATCGGCTGGAAGCAGGGCGCAGCACCGAACCACCACACAGGCGAAGCGCTGATAGACTTCTGGTGCTATGTAACGCAGCGCCCACGTTCCGAACTGCCAGCGCAGGTCACATCACGGCGATTCGTTTACGCCTGGCGATCGAAGCGTCTGACACCATGAAAACTTGCAAAAACAGGGCGTTCACCGGTTAAAAACGCTATGCAAAAACCGCCCTGTTTTATGCATGATTTATGCAGTCCATTTTCACCACTTCCAGCCAGTAAACCGCGACAAATAAACCCTTCACGCATTTAACGTAATGAGTCCACTTTTGCCAGTGCGCGTAACGGTCATTATGTTAAATCGGGCCGTTTTTTAACAAATCTTCCATTTGGTCGGGATCCCGACCGCCACCCCGTTTCACACTTACGGCTCAATCATCACAGGAGCCACCACAATGGGCCGACCAAAGAAACCTATCGAAGTACCGGGGCAGGAACCTGAAACGGGCGCGGAGAACAGCCTTACCGCGACTGAGATCCAGACACTTAACGCTGAGGGCCAGCGAGCTGAGCAGGAGATTATCCAGCAGCGAGTTGCCAGCCTGCTGGACGATGCCGCCCTCGCTGAGCGCAATACTCTGCTGAGTACCATCAACGAGCAGGGCGCTGCCATCATCGCCCGCTTTGAAGAGCTGGCCTTTACCGACCTGGCTGACCAGCAACTGACCGACAATCTCGAATTCCTCCAGCTCGTCAAAAAAGCCACCACGGCGGCACCTGCCGCGCCGCTGGGCTACGTGACGAACGACGAGGGCAAGCCGCAGCCTGTAACGGGTAAGCCCGTTCTGACTGAGCACGGCTGGCACGTTCCGGGCTAAGAGGGGAATCGTTATGTGTGGAGGTGGAGCACCTAAGGTCGTACAGACCGACCCGCAGGCCGAAGCGGATGCAGCTGCCGATGCAGCAGCAAAAGCGGCTAACGCAGATGCAGCATCGCGTAAGAAGCGCAAGAAAGGCTCGTCCCTTCTCGCCAGTGGTGCTGAGGGTGCGGCTGATTCTGGCAGCTCTCTGCTGTCCTCTGGTGCGCAGGCAGCGCAGCAGAAAAACACTCTGGGGGCGTAACTGATGGATGAACTCGCCGTTAAGCTGATTAAGCGTTCCGACACGCTGAAAGCCAACCGCCAGCAGCATGAAAGTGTCTGGCGCGAGTGCTATGACTACACCTATCCGCTGCGCGGCGCGGGATTCTCTGACGAAGTGCTCGACGCTCAGAGTGCAAAACACAAGGTGGCGAAGCTACTGGACGGCACCGCCACCGACAGCGCACGCATGCTGGCCTCTGCGCTCATGTCCGGCATGACCCCGGCAAATGCACAGTGGCTGAACCTCGACAGCGAATCGCTGCCGGACGATGCCAAAGCCTGGCTGTCCGAGTGCGCCACGCTGGTCTGGGAAAATATCCACGCCGCCAACTTCGACGCAGAGGGCTACGAGGCCAATCTCGATGTGGTGTGCGCTGGCTGGTTCGTCCTGTACATCGACGAGGACCGCGAAGAGGGCGGCTACACCTTCCAGCAGTGGCCGCTGGCGCAGTGCTATGTCACGTCCACCCGCAAAGACGGCATCGTGGACACGATATACCGCCGCTACCAGCTGACCGCAGAGCAGGCCATCAAAGAATTCGGCGCGGACAAGGTCAGCGAGAAGATCCGCGACGCGGCGAAGAAAAAGCCCGACGATAAATTTGATTTCCTGCACTGCATTTTCCCGCGCGAAACATACATGGTCGATGCCCGCCTGGCGAAGAACATGCGCTTTGCGTCGTACAACGTCGACGTGAGCAACAAGCAGGTGGTGCGTGAATCCGGCTACCACGAATTCCCGTGCTGCGTTCCGCGCTGGATGAAAATCCCCGGCGGCTCCTACGGCATCGGCCCGGTGTACGACGCGCTGCCGGACTGCAAAGAGCTGAACGAAACCAAGCGCATGGAGAAGGCCGCGCAGGACCTGGCTATCTCCGGCATGTGGATCGCCGAAGACGACGGCGTACTCAATCCGCGTACGGTCAAAGTCGGCCCGCGTCGCATCATCGTGGCGAACAGCACCGACAGCATGAAACCATTGCTGACCGGTGCAGATTTTCAGGTAGCGTTCACCGCAGAAGATCGCCTGCAGGCATCAATCCGCAAAATCATGATGGCCGACCAGCTGCAGCCGCAGGACGGGCCAGCCATGACCGCCACCGAAGTGCACGTGCGTGTCGCGCTGATTCGCCAGTTGCTCGGTCCGGTGTATGGCCGATTCCAGGCTGAATATCTCCAGCTGCTGGTGGTGCGCTGCTTCGGTATCGCTTTCCGCGCTGGCATTTTCTCCCCGCCGCCTGAAAGCCTGCAGAACGCCAATTTCAATGTGCGCTACATCTCGCCTCTGGCACGCGCCCAGAAGCTGGAAGACGTGACGGCAATCGAGCGTTACGGGCAGAACATCATGCAGCTGGCGCAGGCATACCCCGACATTCTGGACAATATGGATAGCGATGAAGCAAGCCGCGTAGTGGGTGAAGCGCTTGGCGTACCGGCGAAGGTCATGCGTTCATCCGATGCTGTGGCAGACCTTCGCGATCAGCGCCAGAAATCCCAGCAGCAGGCCGCTCAGCAGCAGCTCATGATGCAGGCGGGAACCGAGGCGGCCGGAGCCGCAGGGCAGACCGCTGGCGCGGCAATAGGGCAACGACTGGCAGGTAACCAATGAGAATAAAACAGGCCACACCTCAGGACTTTAAGCGCATTTTTGAAGAAATGCCTGGCGGTTCCCAGGTGCTGGAAGAACTAACCCGCCGCTTCGGGCGCGCCGCGTACGTGCCCGGCGGTACCGAGGGCGACCGGGAAACATGTTACAGGGCAGGGCAGCGATCCGTACTGGATTACATCCTGCGCGAAATCAACAAGGCCGATGGAGTAGAAGACGATGTGGAAGCTTAAACACTTATTCATGAACGCTGAGCAGGGCGCAGAACAGCCAGGCGGAGGTAACGGAGGTGGTGAAGATGGCGGCAATAATCCGGGTGCTGGCGAACCTTCTGGTAATTCTCTGCTCAGCACCGGCGCGGGCGAACCGGGTGCTAATGACTGGCTACCTGAGAAATTCCGCGTTATGGGCGAAGACGGAAAGCTCAGTATTGAAAGCTCTGCCCGCAAACTGGCGGAAAACTACACTCATCTTGAAAAACGCATGGGTAGCGGCGACGCGCCGCCGAAAACGGCAGATGAGTATGCACCTAAGGTAGAGGTCGAGGGATTCAACTGGGAAGAATTCAAAGCCGATCCGCGCATGCAGGGCTTTATGAAAACTGCGCACGCTAAAGGCATTACCAACGATCAGATGAGCTTTATCCTGGGTGAATACGCACAGCGCGCTCCTGAGCTGGTTGGCGGTGCTGCTGCGCTTGATTCGGAAGCGGCCACCACGCAGCTGCGCGAAGTGTGGAAGACTGACGCAGAGTTTAAGCAGAACATCGGTCTGGCTTTCCGGGCGTTCAACTCCCTGGCAGATGACGCAGACAAAGGCCGCATTGACGAAATCGGCAATAACCCGATGGTTATCCGCATGCTGGCAAAAGTCGGTGCTGAAATGCAGGAGGATGCGCCAGCGGGTGGCGATGTGAACCTCGAAGAGCAGCAGACCATTCGAGATCTGATGAAATCTCCGGCGTACATGGACCCGAAACACGCCGACCATGAGCGCGTATCCGCGAAGGTCAAAGCGTATTACCAGAAGCGTTACGGTGATCAAACCGTAGCGTGACATGTCACGGCAATTTAACGAGAGGAAAGACCAATGAGCGACAAAGATATTGAGCAAGCAATTCAGGCCAAAGGCTTAACTGCGCCACGCGTCACGCCGCAGCATATTGAGAGCCTCATCCGCTCCGAAGTTTATTTCACTGGCACTGATGGTGCTAATTCTCCTGGTGCACGCGTTAAATCCGAATACGTTGAAGGTGAACGCATCCTTGCACCACTTGACCTGTTAACCTTCTGCGTTCTGGTTCTGCGCAACGGCTTCACAGTCACCGGCGAAAGCGCCTGTGCCAGTCCGGAGAACTTCGACCAGGAGATCGGTCGTAAGATTGCGCGTGAAAACGCGGTTAATAAAATCTGGATGCTGGAAGGTTACCTGCTGAAGCAGCGACTGCATGAGGATCGCTCTGACGTGTGGGAAAACGAAGACGACTGCCGGCAAGCCTTAGAAGGTAAATAAATTTCTGAACTCTCAAAAAGCCAGCTTAACCCGCTGGCTTTTTCATTTGGTCGGGATTCCGACCGCACACCTCGCTAACAATCTCCCCACAACCAGCCCGGCGGGGACGCCGGATAACTGAATTTTCCCGCAGTGCGTAAGCGCCACGCGCATTGTGTTAATCGGGCCGGGAAACCGACAACCCAGCAGGCGATATTTTCTGGAGTGATTGTTATGTCATTTGATGCCAATAAGAACATGATCACCGCTGCGTTTATCACGCAGTTTCATGATTCTTTCGAAATCGCCGCGCAGCAGAAGGATTCCCGCCTGCAGGCAGCGGTAAACGACCGTGGGATGATTACCGGCGAAGCGTTCACCATCAACGATATGGGCACCATCGAAATGACGCAGATCACCACGCGTTTCGGTGACACTGTATGGGACCTGCCAGACGCTGGTACCCGTAACGCGTTGATGGCGGACTACGCTGTATTCGTGCCAGTTGAAAAGCGTGACCTGCGTAAACTGCTGGCCGACCCTCAGGGGCCATATCTGCAGCTCACCCTGGCGGCCTCCAACCGCAAAAAAGACGATGTTGTTTATCGTGCTCTGCTTGACCCTGTTATGCGTAAAACGTCCAGCGGCGGCGCGTATGCACCAGTGGCGCTGCCTGCGTCGCAGAAAATCGTTGCAGGTGGCACTGGCATGACCAAAGCCAAGCTGATCGCCGCGAAAGCGATGTTCCGCCGCAACGAGTGCGACGAACAGAACGGTGAAGAGCTGTATATCACCTACAACGCCGATATGCTGACGCAGATCCTCAGCGATACCACGCTGACTTCTGCCGACTTCATGGCGGTGAAAATGCTACAGGAAGGTGCTGTATCTGGTAACTGGCTTGGTTTTAAGTGGCTGGCTTACGAAAAACTGGATTCTGCGACCGCAGGCGATCCAGCCGTAACCACCAAAACCGCCGTCGCGTGGTGTAAATCCGCTGTGCATTTCGGTACCGGCGCTGAGTACAACGTCGATATTGGCCCACGTCGCGATAAAAACAACACCATTCAGATCTCTGTTGATGCGTCTTATGGTGCTGGCCGTGCCAACGAGAAAAAAGTCGTCGCCATCGATTTTGTTGCTTAATGCCGCTGGTGTGTTTGCCGGGGACTGCCCCCGGCCTTTTTTCATCTGAGGTTCTGCCATGACTTCAAGTGTCTCTATCTGCTCAAACGCACTTCTGGCGCTGGGTGCTCACCCGATAAATGATTTCGACGAAGACACGGATCATGCCCGTCTTTGCGCCAACCTTTACCCTACTGTCCGCAATAAATTACTCCGTGCTCACCCGTGGAACTGCGCGATAAAGCGCATTGTGCTCTCACCCGTCAGCACAGCGCCCGTCTTTGGGTATGGCTATCAGTTTTCTTTGCCTGGTGATCTGATTCGCGTCCTCTCCGTGGGCGACCCACGGGATGATATTGATTACCGGATTGAGGGGAGCCGGCTGCTGGCAAACATCGATGTCATTCGTCTGCGCTATATCTTCCGTAACGAGGACGAGTCAACGTGGGATTCTGCGCTGGTGGATGTTGCTGAAATGATGATGCAGTCGAAGCTGGCCTACGCAGTGACTGCATCCACCAGCCTGCGTGATAGCCTGGCGCAGGAGGCCTCATTCCTGCTTAAGCAGGCCAAAGCTATTGACGGCCAGGAAGAACCGCCGGAAGAGCTGGGCGGCTATCCAACTTATGAGTCGAGGTTCTGATATGCGCGCGAACCTCATAAAAACCAATTTTACCGCTGGCGAAGTGTCCCCGCGTCTTATGGGGCGCGTTGATATTGCCCGTTATGCCAACGGCGCGAAGATTATCGAAAACGCTGTTGTGGTCGTGCAAGGCGGCGTTGTCCGCAGACCTGGTACACGCTTTGCGGCGGCGACCAAACACGGCGATAAAAAATCCCGACTCATTCCCTACGTGTTTAACCGGTCGCAGGCTTACATGCTGGAGTTCGGCGACGGCTACATGCGCATTTTTCAGAACGGTAAGCAGCTGGTCAACGAAGACAACACGCCGTATGAAATCGCCAGCCCTTACACCTCTGACATGCTGCCCGCTGTGAATTATGTCCAGGGCGCTGATACCATGTTTCTGGTGCATCAGTCTGTGAAACCTCACCGCCTCCAGCGACGCGGCCAAACCGAATGGGTGCTTGAACCCGCACCGTTCATCGTTGAGCCGTTCGACGAGGTGCGCGATACACCGCAGAAATGGTGTAAACCATCCGTCAAAGAGTTCGTGGGTTCCGAAATTACACTGACCCTGAGCGATGCGGATCCAGGCACCAACCCAACACCTCCATTTACGGGGGGCGGCTGGGTTGCTCAGGACGTGGGCTCATACGTTCGCCTTAATGGCGGTCTGGTACTGATTAAAAGCATCACCAGTGCGCAGGTTGCCGTAGGTACTATCCGCAGCGACTTAACCGCCACGCAGGCAGCATCACCGGGTTCATGGACGCGTGAGGACACTGTCTGGACTGATGAATTTGGCTATCCTGGTGCGGTGACGCTATACCAGCAGCGGCTTGTACTGGCTGGTTCGCCAAAATATCCGCAAACAATCTGGTGGAGCGAAACGGGCGTTTACCTGTCCTTTGAGATTGGTACCGAGGACGATGACGCGATCAGCTTCACGCTGTCTTCTGACCAGCTCAACCCGATTGTGCATCTGGCGCAGATGAATACCCTGATTGCGCTGACCTACGGCGGGGAGTTTACGATCACCTCCGGCAATGATGCGGCCATTACGCCGACCAATATTTCGGTGAAAAATCCAAGTCCGTACGGTTGCAACGGGATCCGCCCGGTTCGCGTTGGTACCGAAATTATGTTCGTGCAGCGCGCCGGACGCAAACTTTACGCTGTAGCTTACGATCCCGACAGCTTTGTTTCCTATTCAGCCAACGATATGACTGTGCTGGCCGAACACATCACAGCGGGTGGTGTGCTGGATATGGCTTATCAGCAACAGCCAGATGCGTTTATCTGGATGGTTCGGGCTGATGGCGTTGCAGTAACGATGGCTATAGACCGAGGGCAGGATGTAATTGCATGGTCACGTCAGGTTACAGATGGCGCGTTTGAGTCGGTGGCGACCATCCCATCGGAGGCTGACGATGTGGTATATGCGATCGTCCGTCGCGAGATAAACGGCCAGACCGTACGTTATGTCGAGGTGTTCGACAGCAAACTCTATACGGATGCTGCAGTAACCGGAACAAGTAGCGCAGGTTCTGCGACATGGTCCAATCTTTCCCACCTCGAGGGACAGACAGTTGATGTGGTGGCCGACGGCGCAGTTATGCCGCAGTACACCGTTTCCTCTGGTCAAATCACCCTGTCACGCCCGGCGAAAAGCGTGGAAATCGGCCTGCACTTCGAAAGTACGATCGAAACGCTTACGCCTGAAGTTCAGACTACTGAGGGCACGACACAGAACGCGAGAAAACGCACCAGTGAAGTGACTATGCGTTTTCTCGAAACCACTGGCGCAGAGTGCAACGGCCAGGTCATTCCGTTCCGCCGGTTCGGTCCAAAAATCCTCAACCAGCCAGCGCCGCTTTTCACTGGTGATCATTACTGGGGGAAACTCGGCTGGGAACGCGGGGAAGACACTTTGCTTATTCAGCAGCGCCAGCCGCTGCCATTCCACCTTCTCGCAATTATTTTCACGTTCACCAGTAACGGGGGCTGACATGGTACGTAACGCAACGGCCGGGGATATCCCGGCACTGATCGAGCTGGGGGCGCGGATGTATATCGAGTCCCGCTATTCGCAGAATTCGCCCTTTGATGAAGAAAAGTGCGCAGAGCTCGCCCGCAACCTTATTTCGTCACCCGCCGGTTGCCTGCTGGTGGTCGAAAAAGATGACGCTGTAATCGGCTGGCTGGCCGGTGGTATTGCTGAGCAGTGGTTTAGTCGCCAGTTGATGGCGTTTGAGTATGGACTGTTCATTGCTCCTGAACATCGCGGCGGCACTGCTGGACCGCGTCTCGCGAAAGCATTCATCACCTGGGCGGAAGAGCATGGTGCCGCAATCATAAATATGGGGATCACCACGGGTGTACATGAAGAGCGCACCGGTGATTTGTATTCACGTCTCGGCCTGTCCCGTACCGGTCTGCTTTATTCCAAAGAGGTGTAACGATGTGTACCGGGTTAGAAGTGGCGGCAATTGGCGCGTCCGTTCTTGCGGCGGGTGGTGCTGTCTATAGCGGTCAGCAGCAAAAGAAAATGTCCAACTATCAGGCAGCACAGGCGGAAGCAGATGCAGAAGCTGCGCAGGCAGCTGCACGCGTGGAAGCTGATCGTATTCGTAAGGCGGGCAGGGCTCAGGCTGCGCAGGCAAATGCCGCGCTGGCTGCGTCAGGTGTGGACACTGGAGAAGGTACCGCATTGCGTATCCAGTCCGGCATCGTGGGTGATGCGGAGCAGGATGCGTACCAGACCATTTTGAATGGTGCGAACCAGAGCTCACGCCTCAACGCGCAGGCGTCTGCCGACCGCATCAGCGGCCGTAATGCTTCAACATCTGGCTACATCAGCGCGGGCAGCTCATTGCTGAGCGCGGGCGACACTGCGTATAACGGCTGGAAAAAAGCAGGGAGTAAATAACCGTGAGAATACCAACGGGTAATTTTGGCAACGTTACGCCTCAGGCTAATCCAACCCGGATCGGGGTCAGTAATGTTGGTCAGATAGGTAATGCTGTAGCTGGGCTGGGAGCCGCTCTGGGCCAGACAGTGGATGATTTGCAGCGTACGCAAGATAAAGCCGATGTAGCGGCTACCCAGGCGATACTTACCGATCTCGATGCTAAATCCAGCGACCGATGGGAAAATCCTGAATCCGGCGCGCTGGTCACCCGTCAGGGGTTCAAATCATCTGGCGTCGGGCTCGATATGGATAAACTGGATTCTTCAGACTATGAAGAAGCCCGCAAACGCGTACCGCAGAGCCAGCTACAGTATTTCGACGCGCAGTGGAAAGCTGGGCAAATTCGCCGTGCCAGTACCTACAACAGCTTTGAACGTAGCCAGACCGAACAGGCCCAGCGCCAGCAACTCGACGCGACGGTAAAATCGTCCGTTGAACAAGAAGCGGGGGCGTTTGATGATCCGCAGGCTGCTGCGTTAATACGTGGTGCACGACAGCACTCTATTTCATTATATGGCCAGGCGCAGGGATGGTCACAGGAGCAAATTGACCAGGCTGTTTCTGAGGCCAATTTGCGTGCAATGGATCAGCGAGCCCAGAATTATGCGATTACCAATCCACAGGGCTGGTTGAATGGCGACTTCCCGGTAAAAGACACCGGCGCTATGGATATGCAGGCTATCGGTATTGTTGAATCCGGCGGTAAGCATTTTAAAAGCGACGGTAGCATAGTTACCTCCAGCGCTGGCGCTCAAGGTCAGTACCAGTTAATGCCAGACACTGGTAAAGAGCTGGCGGCTAAGCGAGGTGTTGAGTACAACCCAAACGACCCGGAGCAGCATGCGCAATTAGCCAAAGATTACGTGGGCGAACTGTATTCTAAATACGGCTCAGAAACATTAACCGGTGCCGCATACAACTGGGGGCAGGGGAATGTCGATAAGCTGATTGCTAAAATTGGTGACCCACGAAAAGGCGAAGTATCACAGGCCGAGTTCATAAAAAACCTGCCAGCCGAAACACGTGGCTGGCTTGCCCGCTACAACAAAAACAAAACCGGTTTAGATCCTGTCGCAGTCGATAAAATCGATAACATTGCCGAGTCAAAAATCCGGGAGCAGCGTACGACGCTGCGCGAGCAAATTGACCCTATTCTGAATAATACAATGGTGCAGTTGTACAACGGCGAAGTACCTGACGCGATGCCGGATAAAGCCTCCATCATGTTTGCGTACGGTGAGCAGGGGGCAAAAGCTGTTAAGCAGCTCGACATCGCGATCAACAATGCCAAAACCTTCCAGGCGATACAGTACGTTTCTCCAGAACAGCAGCGGGCAGAAATAGCTAAGTTAAAGCCTCAGGCAAACGACCCGGATTATGCGCTCAAACTTGATGCCTACGGAAAGCTTGGCGCACTGGTGCAGAAAAGCAACGACGTGATACAGGCGCAGCGCGATACTCGTCGTTTTAATGAAGCGCTGTCTATGGGTGAAAAACTCGACCCTACCAATAAATCCATGCAAAAAGCCGCCGACGCGACGCCAACGGCGCAAAATTTCCGGGTTAACGATGCCACCACCCATGACGGGATCGTGCAGCAGGTGGCCCAGACCGGGATCATTCCATCGCAGGTAACCACTCAGTTATCGGCTATTTCCCGCGCGCGCAGCCCCGAGGCCGTTCGTCAGGGGGCCGAGTTATTTAATCGTCTCTATGACACAGACCCAGCGTCTGTTGGCGACATGCCAAAGGATATGCAGGGATTTTATCTTACTGTTAAGCAGCTTACCGATTCCGGCATGGCGTCCGAAACCGCAATCGAGCAGGCGCAGAATCTGACCTACAACCAGACCGATGCGCTCAAAGCGCAACTGGCATCAACCCAGAGCACTAAGGAGTATAAAAAAGATCGTGGCAAAGCGATGGATTCCGCCGTGAGCAGTATGTCTGGCTTCTTCAGCTGGGGAAATCCATCTGCCGACGACCAGACGCCGGAGGGTGCGCGATTCCGCAACGATTACCAGTCTCTCTACGACATTAACTATCGGACTACTGGCGGCAATGCGGATGCTGCCAAAAAAATGACCAACCAGCAGATCGCCCGCACATGGAGTATCAGCGAGGTTAACGGCGACGCAAAACTTATGAAATACGCGCCAGAGGCACTCTATAACTACGGTCCGTCAGGTTGGCAGGCGGCACAGTGGAAAGAAGAAAAAGAAAGCCTGATGTACGGCGAGCGCAAGGGTGAGATTACCACCAGCCCGGCGCAGCTTGGGATCACTTCCGGTAACGCGGCCCCTGTCACCAGCAAAACGCCGGAGTCGCGTATTGGCGGCGATCTGGAAATTACCCCTGATGTTCTGACGGCCCGCAATGGTGATTACGCCATCATGGTACGGACAAAAGATAAAGATGGCATCGAAGCGGTGCAGCCGTTCTACGATTCGTACGGCAGACCGATGCGCTGGAAGCCGTCACTGGAAGAGTGGGTGCCATACAAAAAAATGCAGTCAGAGCGTGAAGAACATGATCGCAATGAGCTGCAACGCGGTCAGGATATTCGCGGGTTCAAAGATAAACACCGCGCGCTAGACGAACAATATAAGCGCCTGCATAACGAGCGCATGGACAGGGTTAAAAATTACTTTTCGTGGAGCACTGAATAATGCCGGTATACGCCACCCCTGAAGAACTCAATAACGGATTCACTCCGGCGGGTAATATCCTGGCTGCGCCTACCGGATTTGATGTGCCTTTGCCTGAAGGTACCAACCCGGCACCTCAACAGGATGAGCCGTCTGTGTGGGGCGCTGCATTTCGTCAGAATAACCTGCTTGGCGAAATGTTCCGCCCGGCCAAACAGTTTGAGCCGGTAGACGGTTATAACCCGTATGCAGATAAGAATGAGCTGCACGGGTACGAACAGTGGGGCTCGGCGTTTGCTGATTCTCGATCGCCGGAGGAAACAGCCTGGCTGAAACAACAGATTGACGACGAAAACGAGGATCGCAGGGTGCTTTCCGAGGCTGGCGGCGAAGGTGTCCTCGCCAGCATTGCAGCCGGAGTGATAGACCCTGTCACCGTAGCTTCTATGTTTATCCCCGGTGCGCAGGGAGGCGCGGTTGCCCGTATCGCGTCGCAGGCTGCAATCGGCGCGGCTGCAACTGCGGCAAGCGAGGTTGTGCTGAATAATCAGCAGATAACACGCACGTGGGGGGAAAGCGCCTCCCACGTCGCAGCGGGTGCGTTGATGAGCGGTGTATTTGCTGCCGCCGGTGCTGCGTTATCGCCATCTGTTCGCACTGCGGCCACGCGCGAAGTGGCTGACGCGCTCGATAATATGAGTATCACGTCAGCGACGGACACCGCTGCTGCCTCGCTCCCCGAAGGGGGCAGCGTCGGCGCGGCGAGAATCAGTGAGGCCACGCTCGAGGATCTCACTCCGGCAGCTGGCGGACCGGTCGGTAAGCTGGCACGTAAGGCAGGGAGCTATCTGACACCGTTTACCCGTCTGATGGAGTCACCGTCGAAAACCTCGCGCCGTACGGCGCTGGAGCTGGCAGAGAATAACTACACGCTGCAGGGTAACGCCCGGGGTATTGAGACGCCCGTCGCGGCAGAAACCCGTGTTCGCGGGTGGCGTCGTGAAGAGGCGGCCGTCGTGGTGACGAACAAGCAGGCCTACAGCCAGTATAAAGCAGCTGGTGGTGACCTGAGCTTTTCACAGTTCCGTGAGGAAGTTGGCAACGCCATGCGCAGCGGCGATGTGCATGCTAATCCGGTGGTGCAGGAAGCGGCACAGGCAATGCGCACTGTGGTTAACCGGGTGAAAGTGGCGCAGCAAAAGCTTGGCCTGCTCCCACCTGACGAGGAACTCAAAGCGATTGGTCAGGAGAGTTATTTCCCGCGCGTGTACAAAGTCGGCAAAATCGTTAACGAGCGCGATAAATTTCGCGAGATGCTGGTCGACTGGTGGTCGCGTGGTGAGAAAACTATGTCCCGCGAAGAGGCTGAAATTACTGCAGATGCCACGATCAATAAAATTGTCGGCGCAAAAATCCCGCAGGATTTTGCAAACGTTTTTATGGTGAAAGCGGCGGGCAGCACCCGGTCGCGTACGCTCAGCGTTCCCGATCGCCTGATGAAAGATTATCTGGAGAGCGACGCCAATTATGTGCTGCAGCGTCACATCCGTGAGGCATCGGCAGAGGTTGAGCTGACGCGCGCATTTGGTAACAAATCGCTGGAGAAGCAGCTCAAGGATATTCAGGACGAATACGACGCGCTGATGCGCCAGAATCCTAAGGACCAGGCGAAACTGGCGAAAGCCCGCGATAACGATATCCGCGATATCACTGCGCTGCGCGACCGCCTGGCGGGAACCTACGGCATGCCAGACGACCCATCATCATTTTTCGTACGTGCCGGCGCATTCCTGCGCAGCGCTAACTTTGTCACCAAACTGGGCGGCATGACGGTTTCCGCCATTCCTGACCTCGCCCGCGGCGTGATGGTTAACGGGTTCGGCAATACCATGCGAGGTTACTC